CTTTGGCCCCGACAACCCGCACCCACTGAGTACACGCAAGACAGAGCTAATCTGGGAAGGCAAGTATGACGAGTACGGCAACCGACGTGAGGTTGACGTTGCAGGCATGGCTATGCCGAGCGGGCACACGGCAGCTAACAACCGATGTTGACTTGTACAATCTTAGGTCGTACATTCAAAAAAAACAAAAAGGTGCCAGGGTGGTAGAATCAATTGCAATCGGTGCGGCGAGTTCTCTCCTACCGTCAATAGTTGATCTGTTCAGCGGAGCAGGGCGCCGCCGGAGGCTTGCGCGCGAAGCACAGATCAGGGCGGTTGATCAGCTCATCCGCGACATCAACGCTGAGGCTGGAGCGAGTGTTGAGGATTCAGCGTTGTATAAGTCTAATCAAGCGTTTCTTGATAAACGTTTTAGACATGACCTTGATGTTCTTGGGCAAAAGGCGGCTGCATCCGGCGAGACCCCTGAGGCGCAGCTTGGACGATTACAAACCATCAACGAAGCGCGCACGCGCGGGATGATGGATAATCTACTACAGTCTTACAAGCAGCGACAATCGCTCAAAAATCAAGCGCAGCAGTTGTCTCTGAGAAAGCTCGCCCTTGATTCAGAAGAAGCTGAAAACGATGTCCTCGCTCAGCGACAATTCAGCGATGCTCTCGTTCAAGCCGTGCCGGCGTGGTATTCAATCCTGAGCAAAAATTAGTGAGTGAAGAATGTTAGTTATCCCATTTATACACAAACTATTCGGAGGAACTTTGAAAGACGACCATCCTGCGTACCCTCCCGTACAGCAATCCAGCAAAGAGCAAGATCGTGTCAAGCAAGAACCGGGCGAATCCCGCGCAAAAGAAATCACGCGCGAGGAGAAAAAGCGCCGTCTCGCGAAGTATTATCAGCCGCAGCAATTCATATTTCTAAAATGAACCGCAACCGCACACTGCCGTTCGTGTTAGACGAGATAGACGACGAGCCCGGCGCCGGCACCTCAGTCGTTGAAGTCTTACCAACAACCAAGCGCACCAAGCGTCGTAGTTCGTACACGATCTACGACCCGGCGTTGGCGGAGAATCTCATTGGAGCGAAGCCATCCCAAGAAGAATACGCTGCGCGCAAAAACGAACGCCGTGAGCAGGCCAAAGGATTTGCCATTGGATCGCTCGCTGGGACAGCGCTCGCGGCGCTGTTTTCACGCGGGACTGGCACACAAGGAACGTTTGCAAACCTCACGCCGGGACTGCGCTCACTGCTAAACTATGCCGGGTATCAAAAGCAAGAGAGCGAAGATCGCGCAGAGTACAACAAAGCCCTCGCCGATTATTACAAACTTGCGCTCTCTGCAGGGCGAAAGTCGGTTGTTGAAGAGTATGATGACAAAAGTGCCTTGGAGAAGGAGATTGACGCCTATGTCGGCAAGGACGGGAAGCGCCATATAATACTCCAAAACCCGCAGACCGGTGCGCTGCGCGAGCATGTCGCTGGTGAGGTTAGAGACAATGACGGGATGACGGCGTATCAGCAGTATGCTGCCGTTCGCGATAGTAAGAAGGAACAGCGACAGGCACTCCTCGATATGGAAGGGTTGAAGCGTAAGAGTGAGAAGACGCGACACCTTCTTGCTCAGATAGATGCACTCGACAAGAGCAAGCTGGAAGAAATTGCAGCTCAGCCTGAATACGCTGATATACTAAGCCCGGCGCATATTGCTCTCCTGCAAGCAAAAAACAAGGAAGGTCTAAGAAAATCTCTCAAGTATCAGCAGCAAGAGATCGGGAAAGGGATGCGCCAGTTGCAAAAGTTGCACGGTTGGAAAGTGACATTCGATGAGTACGGGAACCCAACTACGGATGCAGGCGGGAACCCGAAGGGGATACCCCTGCCAAAGAAGAAAAAGATCGTTGTGAGGTGAGATGCGTATCGGTGTCACCGACCATGCAATCGTCCGCTATCTTGAGAGAGTTGAGGGGCGCGATATCGAAACAATCAAAAAGACCATCACCGCTGAAGCGGAAAAAGCATATCCAACGCTTGGCGATGGCGAATATCCAATCAAGCCGGGGTGCAGATGCACGGCAGTAGTGCGCAATTCGACAGTTGTTACAATACGACCAGAATGAGAGGGGACGATGGGCGCTAAGTACAGGGAACGTCTTTGGAACTCACTCTCTGAAGACGACAAGAAGAAGATTGACTTTCCTACATTTAGCTCCGCCCTCGATGATAGCGCGTACCGGCGAGAAGTTTACCAATACTTACAAGACACGCACGACCTTGGGGATTACGGGTACTATGAGTCACAAGTGATATCTGGTGAAGACACCAAGTTACAGACTCAACAGATACAAGTCCCATTACAACAGCCGCAACCATTCACCGCGCCGCCAACGCAGAATCGTAGCGCAATTGCCGACGAGATCGCTAAGCGCGATTCCGATGCACTGCGTTCTCTCGCCCAAACAAATGCCGCAATAGCTAACGCGTTTGTCCCGAAGAAGCAAGAGAGCGAGCACAAGGATATAGAAGCTAAACAGCTTAGCGATGCAGTTCAGTCAATTCGGGCTCTGGAACTGAACCAAGATGATTTTGCTCCAGTGATTAGCGAAATCGAGACGTTAGAAAAGAATGTGGAGCAGAATCAGGCTTGGAAGAAATACCAAGAAGAGCTTAAAGCATACGGTGCGAGTCCGAGTGAAGTCGCGGGGTTGCGCCTAAAAGCGCTTGAGTCTCACCCGGGAATTGAGCGCGCCCAAAAGGACATAGAGAGGCTTAACAAGTTACAAGCCAAACACAAGCAACTGTTTGAGACTGATAAGCTCGCAAGGGAAATTCTTGAGAAAACACCAGATGAGATTGTTCAGAAGTCGTTCCGTGTTTACGAAGCGCAGAAGCTACAGAGTTATGCGGACAAAGCAATAGCAGATATTGACAAAACTCTTGGCAGCGCACAGTACGATTGGGGGTATCGCAAAGAAGACGAGGGGAAGAGTGCTGAGGAACGTACTAAAGCTGTGCAGTCAAGAAAAGACCTTATCGCTGCAAAGTCGTACCTTCAGCAAATCAAAGACGCCGGTGGAGGGTTTGTTGAAGGAATTAGGGATAATTGGCAAAGCGTGATTCCGTATTTGCGCGAAATCAACCTTGTCGCCGAAACGTGGAAAATCGGAGATATTGCTAAAAAGAAGGAGCGGACCGCGAGTGAGCAGGCGTTGCTCGATGCCTACATGGCTGTCAAACAGTTTGAGGGGCTCGTGGAGCGTAGTGCAGGGTACAACATAGGCGCCGGGGTGGCAAACCTTGTAGGGTACGGCGGGGCGTTTGCACTGTCGGGTCCGCTCGGGGCTTCGGTTCGCGATGCTGCCCGAAAGATGGTCGTTAGATGGGCGCCGAGGGCGGTTATTGAAGCGTCCGTCAAGGGTGGGGCTCTCAAGCAGGCTGCCGGGAAGATCGTGACCCGCGCAATTCCGTCCATTGCGGGCGGAACTGTGCAGAGTTTAACAAATGTGCCCGGCATAATTAGTTCCGCTCAGGAGCGAATGATCGAACGTTACAATCTCAGCCTCAGCCCCGAAGGCAAAATGTTAGAACGTAAACTCGATGAGAATGGCAAGGCCGATGGTGTCATTGAAGCATACCTATCCTCGATCGGGATGAACGCGTCCGAATATGTAACCGAATCATGGGGTGTGCTTGCCGAGGAGCCTATGCGCCTTATCAAGCGGGTAATGCTTGGGTCGTGGATGGAAAAGCGCGCGATAGGCAGTATGGCAAAAGCCTATGACGAGATAAAGAAGAAGATCGGTTACAATCAAATCGCTGGTGAAGTATTTGAAGAAATGGCAAACGCCCCGCTGTCAGCGGCAGCCGACAAGCGGAGTTGGAAGCCGCTTGTCCCATTTACAGAGGACAGCGGTTACATGACCCCAGAGCAGATAGCGGAGACGGCAGCCGTTGTAGCGTTCCCAGGCGCAGTTGGGACTGTTGCGCGCTTTAGCGATTTGCTCCGACGGCAACAGCCACAATACAAGAGCGCGCAGCAGTCACAGCCTAAAGGGGTGGAAGAGGCTCTACAGACCCCACCGCCTTTGGATGTTAACGCGCAGCCTGAAGGGGAAGCTGCACAGCCGGGGGAGGGGGCTCTACAGTCTGATGCAAAGACTCCGCAGCCTGAAGTGGGAATGGAATCACCACAGATTTCTATCCCGTCACGAGATGTTAACGATGAGCGCCCGTTCCATGTTGTCGCTTGGGAGTTCGCCGACAAGTGGAATGAAGCAGTGTCGGCACATTTGCGCCCACTTGAAGAACAGTTAGCACTACTCAAGGAAGAGGCAAAAGGTAAACGTGGGGGCGAGTTAAGGCTACTCAAGTCTGAACAGAAGCGTATAAAAGCGCAGATTAAATCCGTCGGGGATGCTTTCAACAAAGCGCGTTTTAATGTGTTTGTCAAAGAGTCCGATCAGATTCTTGCCGAAGCAAGGCGGCGTGACATTCGATTTGATGACAAAGAAGAAGAGCAGGACTTTGTACAATTTGTACAAGAACGCATTGACTTAACAAATCCGATAACCTACGAGCGAAATTGGAACAAGAAATTCAGCGATTTGTTCGATGACGCCGTTGCTGATTGGAAGTCCAAAACCGGAGCAAGCAAGGAAAGAAAAGAGAAAAATGCCGAAGCAGTATCAGGCGATAAAGCAAAGACTCCTAAGAGAGGGGAAACCAATCGGGGAAGCAAAAATGTCCGCAGCGAGGATTTGGATCAGCAAAGGGAAGGGCAGGGCGGAGCGGAGCAGGAGAGCGAAAGACCTGCTGAAAAGGTAAAATCCCCGCTTATCACCACGAAGAGCGATGATGCCGCAGAGTCGGCCACGACTGAAGTGAGCGATGATGCGAAGGCAACGCCTTCCACCCCACTTGCCGACGCTTCTGCAACGTCTCGGAAATACGGTGGGATTGCTGTTGGGAGCGTAATCGCCTACCGTAAAGCAATGGATAAAGCAAAGGCTGGTAACGCCGCCGATCTTGTGGGGCTTCTGCACACTGGAAACAAGAATCTGCGCCGGCTGTTCACGGACGAAACAGGTGTAAAACTCCCAAAAACGGAGGGAGGGAGTAGGGCTGCCATTCGTGCGTGGGCTGAGACGCAAAGGGAGGCACAAGCAGAATCATCTCAGTTGCCAAAACTGCCGCCTCCCGCGCCACCTGCCGGTGGAAAGTCGCTTAAAGAAAAAGCGGCGGTTACATCAGCGGAGATTGATAATCTTTGGGCAGATTTCAATAAATCTCTCGGTCAGTTGCAGTTTGGGCTTTCGCCTGAGCAACTTGCCATCGGTGTGAAACTTGTTGCCAAGTACACCGAACTCGGAGTTTACAAGTTCGCGGATATCGCGGAGGACGCGTACAAACGTTTTGGTGAGAAGGCAAAACAACTTCTCGAAGCGTTGAAGGCTGCGTATGCGAGCTATGCAGCGACAGCGCCGGGGAGTGTTGCTGACAAGCTGAGTGAACTGAAGGAAGTTCGCGCCTTTTCGTTTGGGCAAAGAACCACTGAGCTTATTGAAGAGGAACAAATAACCCACGAACCTACGTTCAAAGAGGTAGAAGAAGATGCTACAAAACTGGCAAAACCAAGCCGAAAGGCACTGGCGGGAATTTCAGCCCCAAAAATACAAGTCTCTGATAAAGAGCGGGAGGCTGAAGCAGGAACTGGAGCGAGCGGCGAAGCAGACGCTGTTCGAGATGCAGGAACTCGCAGCAGCGGGGGCGACGTATCAGGAGGCGTGGGAACAAGTGAGGGAAAGGTATCTGTTTCCACCAGAGGAGCAGGAAGAGGAACTGCCGACAACTCCAGCCTACGAAGCACTGAAGGAGCGTTTCAAAACTACCGAATAACCGAGACTGACCGTCTTGGTGAGGGCGGAATTTCTACGAAGTTCAATGATAATCTCGCTGCGATTCGCCTTCTGAAGCAACTCGAAAAAGAATCGCGTAATCCTACACGAGAAGAGCAAGCCATCCTCGTCAAGTATGTTGGATGGGGCGGGATAAAATCAGTGTTCCCCGATGCGCATGGTAAACATGCAAAAGGGTGGGGAGATCGCCATGCACAACTGAAAGAGTTGCTAACCGACGAAGAATATGCTGCCGCGCGGCGTTCCGTTTTAGACTCGCATTACACAAGCGAAGCCGTTGTTTCAGCGATGTGGGCAATTGCTCAACGGCTCGGCTTTAATGGCGGATTAGTTCTCGAACCGACGGTTGGTATCGGGAACTTCATCGGGTTAGTTCCACAGGACATCGCTGCAAGTACGAAATTTACTGGGGTCGAACTCGATCCGATCACCGCTGCAATAGCAAAACACCTTTACCCTGAGTCCAACATTATTGGGTCCAAGGGGTTCCAAGATGTGCCATTTGAGGACGATTACTTTTACCTTGCTATCGGGAACCCGCCGTTCGGTGATCAGCCGCTCCCATACGGTCAGAGCAAGCATCTCAAAGGATTCTCGATCCACAACGCTATTATAGCGCGAGAGGTTGACAAGGTTGCGCCCGGCGGGATCGTCATAAACGTAATCACAAAATCGTTCCTCGATAAGGCTGGCGAGAAGCAGCGGCAATACATAGCGCACCGCACGAAGTTCATCGGTGCGATCAGACTCCCCAACTCGGCGTTTCAGGAGAACGCAAACACCGAAGTCACAACCGACATTGTCATTCTGCAAAAACTCCCAAAGGAGGAGTGGGGCAAGTCCGACCAGTCGTGGACGACGACCACAACAATCTCAGACCCGCTTGGAGGCGAGGCTATCCCAATCAACACCTATTTCGCCGACAATCCTGACATGATGCTTGGAACGATGCAGCGTTCTGGGAAGATGTACCGTGCTGGCGAAGCAACGTTAGTCCCGTTCAAAGATAGGGATATTAGAGAACTTCTGAACGAAGCTATCCAGAAACTCCCGCAAAATATCATCCCTCATTTCTCGACGACAAATCTTAGCGACAAAGCGGTAGAGGCTCAAGGAGATGGCGGGTATTTCATAACTGACGGGAAGGTGTATCAAAAATTATCTGCCCCTGACGGTACTGTCCAGACGATCGAAATAACGCCCGACACGGTTTGGAGCGAGAAGCAGTTGTGGGGGAAGATTAGGGTTGAGCGGCTGAAAGGCGCGATCCGAATACGAGATGCTGTGCGCAAGCAACTCAAACTTGAATATGATGACGCCCCCACTGAAGAGATAGAGAAGTCGCGCAAACTGTTGAATGCGATATATGACGATTTTGTTAATCGTTTTGGGTTTTTATCATCACGTTCAAACCAGCAAGTTTTTGCCGATGATCAAGACGCTCCGCTTCTTCTTTCCCTTGAGGGAAGGTACGATGCTGGCGTTAGTGCCCAACGCGCCAGAGCGCTTGGTGCCCCAGAGCGCAAGCCGACAGCCGTAAAGTCAATGATTTTTTCTACGCGCGTACTCACTCCATACGCTCAACCAACGTTCGCCGACTCAGCGCAGGATGCATTGTTCATATCACTCGCCGAGAAGGGGAGAGTAGATATTGACTACATGGCGGGGTTGACGCGGAAGAGCGAGAGCGAGATTATTAAAGACCTCAGCGAACGCGAAAAGCCGCTGATTTTCAAGAACCCTCTCGGTGGCTGGGAGTATGCGGAACATTACCTGTCAGGGAACGTGAAGAAGAAGTATAACGAGGCGATGGAAGCGGGGCTTGAAAAGAACGCAGAGGCGCTTCTGGCTGTATTTCCAAAGGACGTCCCCGCCGGAGAAATTCGTGCCAGATTAGGGGTACCCTGGATTTCTGAAAAAGATTACGAAAGTTTTGCAGCATATATTCTTGGTGAGGGGACGCAAGCATCAATCAAGCTATTGCCAACAGGCGGATTCTCGGTAAACATTGTAGCCGGTTCAGATACGCGCAATAAGTACGAATATGGGACGCAGGCAATGCCAGCCGAGAGAATCCTGTCTTTGACGCTAAACAGCAAGGACATCGTTATTCGCGATCGCGATGGCGCTATTGATAGAGAAGCGACAGAAGAAGCAAGGCAGAAGCAGAGTTTGATTCGTCAGGAGTTTGACGAGTGGATTTTCAAAGATCGAGAAAGACGACAGCGGCTTGTCAAATACTACAACGACAACATCAATGTAAGCGTCAAGCCTAAATTCGACGGGGGGCATCTGACATTCCCTGGTAAAGCCCACGATATTAAAATGCGAAACCATCAGGAAAATGCTGTATGGCGCATAATAGTACTTGGTAAGGCACTGTTGGATCACGTTGTCGGGAGCGGGAAAACATATACGATGATTGCCGCAGCGATGGAGTTGAAACGGCTTGGACTGGCGCGGAAGCCAATGGTTGTCGTCCCAAATCATCTTGTTGAGCAGTGGTCTGCAGATTTTTTGCGTCTCTATCCAGGCGCAAAAATCCTTTCAATGACCCGAAAGGATTTCAGCGCGCAGAACAGAAAACACTTGCTTGCGAGGATTGCTACCAATCAGTGGGACGCGGTTATCATAGGGCACTCATCCTTCGGGTTCATTGGCACCGGTAAGGAGCAGGAGATTCGGTTTATTGAAGAACAGGTGCGGAGCATTCAGGGATCTATTGACATTATACGAGAACAGGAGGGCAGGCAGGCGCGGCGCGTAAGAGATATGGAGAGGTCAAGAGAGAAAATGCTTGCCAAATTAAAAGAATTGACCGACAAGCCAAAGGACGATTTCCTGACGTTTGATGAACTCGGTGTTGATTATCTCTTTGTTGACGAATCCCATAGTTTCAAGAATCTGTTTTTCTCAACATCTCGCCAAATGCTTGGGCTTGGGAATCCGCAGGGGTCTAAAAAGGCGATGGATATGTTTATTAAGACCCGGTGGCTGCAAGAGAAAAACGGTGGTAAGGGGGTTGTGTTTGCTACCGGGACTCCGATTTCTAATAGTCTCACCGAGTTGTACACCCTCCAGCGGTACCTCGGTATGGATGAACTGACCCGCATAAATATAAAATCGTTTGATCAGTGGTTTGCAATGTTTGGCGATGAATTGCCAGACTATGAGCTTGATGGGACTGGTGTACGGTACAAATCCGTTACGCGACTCCGTGCCATCGTAAACCTCCCTGAGATGATGGCGCAGTATCAGCAATTCGCCGATAGCGTCCCGATTAGCGAAGCCAAACGGATGTATAACGAGCAGTATGGTAAGAAGTTCCCTATACCGAAAGTAAAGGGCGGGAAACCTGAGAACGTCGTTGTGCCGCGCTCCCGTGAGCAGAGTGAGTACATGGAAAGCATCGTTGACCGTGCCCAAAACCTTACTTTTGGCGGCAAAGATAACATGCTTGTTATTACAATGGACGCTCGGAAGGCGGCCTTGGATATGCGCCTCATTAACCCTCATTACGTTGACCGTGAGGGCGGTAAAGTTGATGAGGCCGCCGATAGGATAATGGGCATCTACACTAAGTGGGAGGAGCAGAAAGGAACGCAGCTCGTATTTCTTGACCTTTCTGTACCGATGAGGGCAGCAGCAAAGGAAAGCGCAAGAATCCGAAAACTGATTCAGGATGCGGAGTCTGGTAGCGAAGAGGCTCAGGAGAAGCTCGCCGCCATTACTCCGGATCAAATAGCGTCAGCGCAAGTAGCGCTGAACGGATTCTCGGTTTACGATGATCTTAAAGCAAAGCTCATTAGGCGCGGCGTCAAGGAGAAGGAAATTGCGTTCATACACGATTACGATACCGATGAGAAGAAAGCCGATCTCTTTGAACAGGTGAATGCCGGGAAAATTCGCGTTCTCTTAGGCAGTACGGAAAAAATGGGCGCAGGGATGAACGTCCAAAAACGTCTCGTTGCACTCCACCACCTGGATTGCCCTTGGAGGCCATCTGATATTGAACAGCGCGAAGGGAGAATTATTCGTCAGGGGAACCTTCTCTACGAAGCAGACCCTGAAAACTTTGCTGTCGAAATCTTGAGATATTCTACAGAGCTGACCTATGATGCCCGCATGTGGCAAGTGCAAGAGCAAAAACTTCGCGGTATCGAAGGGATTCGCTCGTTCGCAGGAGAACGCGAGATGGAAGAGGTTGCCGCTGCCGCAGCGTCGGCGGCAGAGATGAAGGCTGCCGCCTCTGGCAACCCCCTGATTCTCGAAGACGTGCAGCTTGCTGAGCAAATCAGAAGGCTTGAGATGTTAAAGCGCACCCACTCAAAGAATCAATATGAGTTAGAGGACACTCTTAAGCGCTATGAGATGCAGATTAGAGAACTCCCATCGCTTATCGAGCGGATACGCGATGATGTAAAACTGTCAAATGCCTACAATGAGACCCCTTATGGCGATAACCCGCCAACAGGTACTGTTGAAGGGAAGACAGTGAGTTCGGCAAAGGAAGCCCTTGAGTTAGCCTTTGAATCAATTCGCAGACAAAAGGCTGAACAGGGGATCGTCGAAACCAATCAGGACGATTCGGATGATGGGGAACAAAAGGGTGGGCATAAGCGTCCAAAATACTCTGTAGAAGTGAACGGGGTAAAGATAACGTCAGAAGCAGCGCTATTTGCTGCCGTACACGAGCACTGGGGTGATCGCACACCGTTCGCAATGACAATTGATGGCAAGAGATATATCTCGTTGCGCGAAGCCGCTGCTGCGATTATGGAGAGGGCAAGGGACTTTGGTCGAAGGCTTAATTCAAGCCCGCCTGAACTTTCTATTGGTGAGATAGGAGGGTTCAATGTAACACTGACATATTCGCCGCAGTGGAGCGGAACCATGATCGTAAATCTACTGCGCGGTGACCGGCGGTACGATTCATCGCCGGTGGTGTACGACCCCGATAAGTCATCTGAAATAGGGTTGAGGGTTGTCAATAAAGCTGTCTCTTTGATTACTGCTGCTATCCCAAGCAATCTCAGGTACGCCGAGGCGTCTCTTGAGCAAGCAGGGCGAGAGATAGATGATGTGAGGGCTAATGTTGGGAAGCCTTGGGGTAAGGAAGCTGAACTCGAACAGAAGAAGGCTCACCACGCAGAGGTGAGAAGAATGCTTGCCAGTGAGGGAACTCCGCTTGCCTCGTTTGATCCGAGGAGAGTTGCGGTGCGGTTGAATGGCAAGGTGTTCGTTGGGAACCCCGGTGAAATCCATGCTGATTTGTTGAAGCAGATGTCGCCGCAGGAGCAATTTGACTATCTTGACGGTAGAGGTGAGGATGGCTATGCGGATAATAGCGGGCAGTTTTTGACTCGCTCTGAAGCGATTTCATATCGTTTAGCTGAGCGTAAATCCACCGTAGAAGAAGAGCTTGAGCCAGTCATGAGTCAGCTCAGTCCTTCGGTGCGGGGTGACATAATAATAGTCACATCCTCATCGCCGGTACTGCCTGAAGCTATAAGGGCTATGAGTCGCCGAGCTATTGCAGCATTCTACAATGGGAAGATTTACATATTTTCTGATAAAAAGGTTAGTCCACATGAACTGCAAAAGGTTCTGATTGAAGAACTCGTACACTATGCCATCGCTGTCAATCCCTCAAATGTTTTTGATCAGATGTTTGGTGTTGACAATGAAACGTTTCTTGACAAGGTTTGGGCGGATTATGAGTCGGAAATCAAGAAACAAGAGTGGTACGCTCGATATTCCAGTACCCCAGGGTACAATCCGGATTCTACAAATGGGCGAAGATCACTGGCGAACGAATACGTCGCAAAACTTGTAGAGAACCCTTACGAGAACATTCCGCTGTATCGCCGATTGTTAGTCTGGGTACGCGGGCAGTTGCGAAAACTTTTCCCGCATCTAAAGTATAGCAATGCCGAACTTGCTGTATTTGTACGCAGAGCATTTAAGGGAATGGCGGATAACCCAACCACGCCGGCGAACACCAAGGTACCGCTATTCCTGTATGCGGGTAAATCAGCTACGGGGTTTGCTACGGCAAAAAAATTCACCGGCAAGTTCGACAAAAAGAAACGGTTTGAGATTGACGATAGCAAGGCGAAGGTGAATGGCACGGAAGTAAGCGCATATCACATGGCGGATAGCAAGCAACCAATGTTTCGCTCGGCGGCGATCAGGGTTGATGATGGAACGATTTACGAAGGTAAGTCCCATCCGGATGCAATGGAGCAACTGTTGTCGGATGAATACTACGGCATGACAGAGAACGAGCAGCAGAATTACCTTGACGCTATGCTTGACCGCGTCACAGCGGGATTTATGACTGGTGAAGGAAAGTTCGTGACGCGTGATGAGGCGGTCGAGATGATTCGGGAGGCAAGCGTCGGCAGTCCCAACAGAGAGCAAATTTTAGACAAGTCTGCGAACGCTGATTCGTATGACCTGAGAGAAGTGGGAGCGCTTGCGAACCAGCAATCCGACGACGACATTCTGGCTCGTCTCAAGCCAATCATCGAAGCTACGGGCGGGTATAATGTGAAGGTTAGGACGTGGATGGGGCGCCCCGTTGTGTATTTTGAGCATAAAGATGTTACCGCTGGCGGTCGCCATGTCCCCACAACATTTGTTCGTTTCCCTGAAGCGGTTGACACGCCAGAGAAAATTCGCAGTGTGGTGAATGAAAAACGGTCTGAATATGGAGAGCCACCACTTGCTCACCTCCAAGACGACGCGCCAGTTATTACAGGAATAAAAAACGCCGTGACACTGGAAGAAAGGCGGGCGAGAGATCGAAGAGAAGTGGAGGTCTTAACGCGCCGGACATTTGGTGATGCGTTTGAAAGGGGCAAGGGATTGGTAGATTCGGGAGAAATAGATCCGAGGATACTCGCTATGACACTCTCGGATACTCCGAGGGCACTGAGCGCAGAAGAGTCGGTCGTGCTCATATACGACCGAATGAGGCTCCGCAACGAACATCAAAGACTGGTTGACCGGCTGTCGGATAACATGACTGACGAGGAGAGGGCTAACCTTCGGACGGAAATGCGACACTTGGAAGAACTGATCAATACCAACGACGAAGCGGCGCGGCGGACAGGTTACGAGCAAGGACTTGGGCTTGCCGCGCGTAAGCTGATGATCAGCCAAGATTATTCTCTGGTCGAAATCTTGCGTCGAGCGACGCAGTTAAACAACGGTAAAGAGTTGACCGAACAAGAACGGTTGCGTTTTGAGCAACTCGAAAAGGAGCTTGCCGAGGCAAATAGGAAACTCGAAGAGCAGGAAAAGAAACTAAAAGACCAAAAGATCCTTGAGGCTATACGTGAGCAACTCGAAAAGGAGCTTGCCGAGGCAAAGGGAGCCCGCAAGAAAAAGACTATCAAACCTGCCGATGACTTGAAACGCAAGATCATAGAAGCTCGTGGGGGCGACATATCAAGAGACGATCTCGATGCCCTTATTAAGGCGATAACAAAAGAGAAGGTTGCTGCTGGGGAAGATGACGTTGATAAACTGGTATTAGACGTTCAGTATGAAATCTCCTCGTTCGTGAAAATTACCGAAAGGGAGGTTCGTGACATCATCTCAGACTATGGTAAGACGGTTGAGATGAGTAAAGACGAGTCGGATGTGCGTTTGCGTGAGTTACGCCGGCAGGCGCGCCTTATTTCAGCGATAGAGGATGCAAAGAGCGGGCAGCGCCCACTCAGGAGTGGATTGCAACGCGACGCGTCAACTCAGAGAGTGCGTGAACTCACCAGAGAGCTTAACGAGGCGCTACGTAGGTCCGGAATACCCAAAATATCCCTTGACCCGGAGCACCAGATGAAGAGTGCTTTGGATGCGATCAAGACGCGGCTCCGGCACGAAATTGAAGACCTCACAAAAATGATTGATACTGGGGTTGTTAACCGCCCCCAGCGGAGGCGCGTCGAGTATGACGAAGAAGCGATGGCGCTCAAGGAGAGGCGCGATTCGTTGAAGGAATTGGTTGACCAAATTGACGGGGGAGAACAGGATTATGAAAGGCTGTTGAGGCAGGCAATTCAGGCGGCTCAACGCGCTATTGACGATTACGAAAAGCGTATTGCGAGCGGCAATCTGTCCCCTAAAAAGAAAATTCAATCTGTATGGTCGGTAGAACTTGGTAAACTGAAAGAGAGACAGGAACTTCTCCGCCGCCAAGTAGCCGCAGCACGAGCAGCTTTGATGACTCCGGAGCAGCAGTTAATGAATCGCAAGGAAGCGATCAGGCGGCAAATAGCCGCACTTGAACAAAAAATATCGCAAGGCGACTTTACGAAGAAAAAGCGACGCCGTCCCATCCCTGACCGAGAAACATTATCTCTTCGGGCTGAGGTGAAGAGATTGCGGCAGACCATAGATTCTAAGATTGCTGACATTGAGAGGCGGAACAGAAGTTTTGACGAAACGCTGAGGGCAGAGTTGGTTGATGCGTTGAATGTCCCGCGAGCGGTAATGGCAGCTTTCGATATGAGTATGCCTTTCCGCCAAGCAGTCATTCAGACGGCATCACACCCGATCATTGCAGCCAAAGCATTTGGCTCAATGCACAGAGCATTCTTCTCGGAAAAGGCATTTAGGGAGGTGGATGCGGAGATTGAGTCAAGGCATAATTGGGTGTTGTACAGGCAGTTCGGGCTTGACATTCTTAATCCTGATGAACGCGGACCGCTTTCTGCACGGGAAGAATCGTTCGCATCGCACATCGCGGAGCGATTGTGGATAATCGGGCGCGGCGTTAGAATGTCGGAACGCGCTGCGTACACCTATACCAACAAGATTCGCGCCGACATATTTGACTTGTACGCAGAAGAACTGGATAAGGCAGGGTATTCGCCTGTTACAAACCCAGAGGCTTATGATGCCTTAGCTAAGTGGATAAATGTTACCACTGGGCGAGGTTCATATGGTCGCATGACTCAGTACGCTCCACTTGCAAGCGCTGTACTGTTTTCTCCAAGGCTGCTCAAGGCGCGGCTCGATGTGATTGCCAACGTATCAATGTACAAGAAGATGCCGAAGGAGTTGCGCATTCTTGCAATGAAAGACATATTGAAGTTCGTAGGCGCAGGGATTGCGTTACTCACACTTGCGGCTGCCAGTGGACTCGGCGAAGTTGAACTTGACCCGCGAAGCGTTGACTTTGGCAAGATAAGAGTCGGTAATACACGGATAGACCCTTGGGGTGGGTTCTCGCAGATTATTAGGTTCTTCGCTCAGTTCATCTCTGCTCAGCGCAAGACGGGGAAAGGGCAGTTAGTGAATATGGACAACAAAACTCCAACGTCCGGTAATCGGCTTTCGCTTGCGCTGCGATTCGGTGAAAGTAAATTGAACCCGCAAACGGGATTGTTGGTGGAGTGGTTGCGCGGAAGCGACTATTTAGGGAACAAGTTTGAGTGGGGGGACGCTCTCGTCCAGAGGGCGGTGCCGCTCTACCTTCAAGATGCCTATGATGCCACAAGGCAAATGGGGTGGCGTGGAGCCCTTGTCACACTCCCTGGTTTCTATGGCGTAGGGACTATGAGTTATGATGGCGCCGAAAGTCAGCGGAAAATGGCAAAGAAATATGCAAAGGACTTGATTCGTAAGGAAATAATGAGGTCGGAGTGAGAATAGACGGGGCTGTTTACGTTGAGACTAAAGACGGAGAATGGTACACGGCGAAAAGTCTGATGACGGTGCTGGAGGAGAGGGCTTTTTCATTGTTATCAAGCGTCGTGCAGTTTCAGGCAAGATTGGATCGCGGGGAAGTGCTTTTACCGGCAAAGGCATGTGAGGAGTTCATGTCAACCTATGAGGCGGCAGACCCAGCGCCTACCGATAGAAATAGGTTCACGGTCAAAAATCGCCAGAGGTACGTTGGTAAGGGAATCAATACGGAGATTACTACGTTACATGATGGTGAGACGAAGAGGCAGTACCTCGTAGTCTTTGGCGCCGGGGTATGCCCGCTTGCCACACCAACACTATGGAGTCCGAATGGCTGATAAACAAAATAAAACCCATATTGAGAAATCAAGACTGTGGTTTGTGACCAAAAACAATACATTGGAGTATAATGGCTATTGCGTGATTGGAGTGCTCGGCGCGAGCGATCTGTATTTCCATACTGTAGCGCGCAAGTTTTACGAAGAATATTTTGTGGCTCCACAGGAGAACGCGTGAAAAATCTCGAACCGACAACACGACAGCTTCTGGGCTACTATTGGCGGTGGTACCCAGGGGTCATTGGATCGTTAGAGATTTCCATTGATGGGCAGGCGTATCATTGCCCGTCAAGGAAAGAGCTGGATGAGATACGAGATACACTGTGTACGCTTCGCTTTTCTACGCGGGGTGAGAAATGATTGAGCGGGTGTATGCAAGCCGCAAATGCACGGCATATGGCGTGAGGTGCTATTCTGAGAAAGTGTTCCCCGTATCGAAAATGTATGAGATTGCGGTGCTGAGCGCATTAGAGATTCGCCCGCTTGCGGCTTCACCATCAAGCAGTGGGTTTTCTTGCGTTGCGCTTGGGGAGTTTTGTGTTTATCAGATGTTTCTAAACTGATGAAAACCCGCGCTTTGCGCGGTGGAATCCGTGCGCTTTATGCGAGGAGGAAAAAAATGGGTAAGGGTAAGGTAAAACAGGAACACTCGGAGATGCGAACTCTATCCGAGTCTCAGCAGCAGATTAAGAATGATCTGAAGCAGTTCGGTTTATCTCTGTTTGAATATACGCTTGCAATCGAGTACATTAAGGACTTCAACGTCGTACAGGCCTACAAGCGTGCTATACGGGCACTTGGGATGGAGGAGAAGGCGAAGCCGGGCAGTATGGCAACCTACGGCGGGAAAATCCTCCGCAGTCCGAATGTTCGGGAATACATTGAATTTTTGTTCGCTGAACGCGGGATGAGCGCAACAGAAACTCTCGCCCACGTTAGTGAGATGGCACGATTCAACCCTGAAGGGGCATTCGCTGTTGAGCGTGACAATAATGGCGAGGTTGTCTCCGCATCGTTCAGCTTGGTTGAGGCTGCGAAAAATGGGCTTTTGAAGTACATCCGGTCTTATTCGGAAAAACAGGAGGGGAGAATAACGGTCAACTTTGTTGACCGGGAGAGGCTTTATGAGATGCTGATGAAGGCTCACGGGTTCTACACAGACGGAAGCCCCATTGACAGGATTAACAACAAGGAAGGGGAGCTTACTCCAATGCAGGCTATTGCAGCCAAGTATGAGGCGGCAGTGAAGGCAAAGGGTGGATGATTGATTCGCCTGCGACAACTCAAATCATCGAAGAAAACAAGCGGCGGTGGGCAAAACTCACCATTCCATACGACCCACTACTTGGGATCGGTAGCCCGCTTAAACGGGAGCCGTTACTCCTCAAAGACAATATCGAGATATTTATCCCAGAGCAGATGATGGGGCTGGCAGAAGTGCGGGCAATCCAGCATTTTGGGAGTTTGGAGCGAGCGGCGATAGCGTCCGGTATTCCATACGAACGAGCGCTGTGGGATTTCCACAAGGCCAGATGCAAATACGACTTTGAAAACTGGTGTGCAACATGCGTCAAAATCGAGATACGCTTCGACTACCAGACGAGAGTGGGTAGGCAGTTTGACTTACATGGGAAGCAAGAGTCGCCAATCCAACCATTCGTGTTGAATCCTCAGCAGAGAAAGTACATGAAGGTTCTTATGGAGATGTTCTTTGCGGGGGCCCCAGTGCGCGTGATTCTCCTTAAGAGCCGGCAGTGGGGCGGCTCGACCCTGACGCAAATGTTCTTTGCGTGGGTGCAACTCTTCTGGAAAACGCATTGGCACTCGATCATCGTTGCGCATCGGAAAGATGCGGCGCAGCGTATTCGCGGTATGTACAACCTTATGGCTGAACATCACCCACAGTTCCTTGTTCATGGGGCTGAGGGTGGCGTGCACCTAAAACCATACGAACGTACACAAAATGCTCGCGTGCTCGATGGGCGGGGGAACATTATCGCCGTTGGGTGCGCGGATGAACCGGACTCGCAGCGTTCATTTACGCTACACCTGTTGCACTTGTCGGAACTCAGCAGTTACACTGCAACCGAGAAAACGAACCCTCAGCAGCTTATACAATCGCTTGTCGGGTCTCTCGTCGAGCAACCAATGACGGTGTGTGTGAAAGAGTCAACGGCAAAAACAATTGGTTCATACTTTGCGGATGCGTGGGAGAAAGCAGCGAAGAAGGGGAGTAGTGATATTCCAGTGTTTGTCGGGTTCCATGAGGACATTCAATACACCATTCCAGTCAGTTCTCCTTCTGAGTTTATCAGTACGTGGAACGATTACGAGAAATGGCAGTGGTTGCAGGGAGCAACTATTGAGCATATAGCATGGTATCGAGAGAAGTTGAAGGGCATACCTTATGCTTGGCAGATGAAATGCGAGTTCCCGATCACAGCGGACGAGGCGTTTGCAAACGCAGGGCAGAGGATATTCGTTCATGAGGCAATACAAGTGATGCGCGAGGGGTGTAAACGTCCTCTGCACATAGGGCAACTCATATCAGATGCTCTTACGGGGCAGGATGCGCTGAAGAATATCCGATTCCAAGACAACCCGGCAATGGAAGGGCACCCGAACGGGCAGGTAAAAATATGGATCCCGCCACATGAACCAGTGGCTGGGAGGAGCGGGTATGCTTACACGAACCGATATTGTGCTTTTTTGGATATTGGTGGGAAAACAGAGCGTTCCGACTGGTCGGTACTGACGGTTATAGATCGCGTGTACACACTATTCGGCGGCACACCAAGAGTGGCTGCGGAATTTCGTCTGCATCTTGACCAGGACATCATCGCGTGGTATGCTGTTCGCATGTGTGCGTGGTATGGGAACGCGCTGCTCGCGGTTGAAGTGAACTCCCTCAAGCGCAAGTCTCTTGGAGATTCGCTGCGTGGGTATGAAAGCGACCATAGCTTTACGGTCCTCGATGAGATCAAGGATCATTACGACAACCTTTTCTATCGGGTAAAGCCAGAACGAATTGACGGGGATCGGGTTGATGGTGTACTCGGTTTCCACACAAACGAATCAACGAAGGACATCATCATAACGACATTGAATGCGGCGATCCGAGATGGAGGCTATGAGGAATATAACAGTGAGGCGCTCGACGAAATGGACATGTTTGAATTGAAGCCCGGTGGGCGGACTGGGTCGCCAGAGGGGAAACATGACGATTACGTCATATCGCGGGCTGGAGCGCTTTGGCTCGCAAAGCAGATGGATGCGGTTGTGGAGTATCGTTTGAGCGACGAAGTGAAATTATTGCCAAAAAAGAGGCTTGGTGGGTATGCTCAGTTCTAAACCCCCACTCCCGCACCACATGTGTGGTGCAAAAAACATCTTGACTTACACAGCCTCATATTGTAGCTTTCAAGCAAAAACGTGGATACGACGTTAAACATAGCCGGCGAATTGGGTTGTGGGAGACTATCCAATTATGAGCACGTTGCTGCGGGCATGACGGATCGAGAGGCATCCTATTTCATGAAGCGTGTGAATACGTGCAGGCGATGCTTTGGACAAGGGAATGTTGGTTACAGCGAGGCTATGCGACGGCGCATCCCATGCGATTGCGTTGAAAAGGCGCTCCTTGAGATCATAGCGGGGAGAGAGAAGGAGCAAGCCGAGTTTGTGATTGGCGAAAAATACCACCTTGGGACGTATGCTGGAATACGGTTTAACGTACTGCTGCGCCAAAGATTCCATGTGTTTGAGAGTTCTCTCATTACCTTAGACGGGCAGCCAAAAACAACACTCGTTGAGGTTGGCGATGGCTACCAATTGAAAGGTGACGGATCATGACGAAGATCTGTGTCGTTGAGCTTATCGGCAACCCTTGTCTGTTGGCATCCGAAAAAGGAGATCAGCTTGCGAATGAACTGAAGCGCGTATTACAGGCGGGGCAGTTTGTGGAAGTGGACTTCTCGAGTTATGAGTTTATATCGAGCGCGTTTCTCAACCATGCGTTCGGACGCGTGACTGTTGATCTTTCGCTGGACGCGCGAACGTTCAATGAACTCATCAGGTTCAAAGGTCTTGACGAAGCCGATATTGACGAGGTGCAACTTGCTGTTGCCAATGCACAGCTAAAATAGCGGGGGCGAAGAATGAAAAACACTCCTGAGAAACTGAGGGCAATCGAGTCATTATGCGACAAGGGCGTTGTTGAAGAGGTGTTTCTTGCTATGAAGCGCTTAGAGTCTGCTGATCGTCTCGTTCTTGAAACACCATTGCAGGACATTACACGCATTGCCCCAAAGGCAGTATCCACGCAGACAGCATTTGAGGTAATCATTTCTGCATCGGGGATTACACACTTGATTTTCCCAAACTAACCAAACACAAACATCAACAAAAAAAAGGAGCGACATGTTGTTTACACGCGGTCTTTTTTTCGCGCTGCTTCTTGCAGCAAGCCCGTCTTTTGGGCAGAACCAGCTCATCCAACTGAAATTTGGCTCATCCGATGATTTTCAGTACCGCGACTCGGCGCGCGTGACGTCGCAGGCGTTCCACGTTTTTGACGCTGATAGCATTGACATCATCATCGCCAACTCTGATACGATTGACGTTGATTCGATTCAGGTGCTTAAAACAATAGACACGCAGGTCAACGGTATTGTCCCGACCGCAACGATTCTTGCGGGGAGCTTGCCAGCCACAAGCTACAACTCCAATATCCCCACAGTAACTCGGATCAGGCTCGGATCAACTGTGACGTGGGGCGGGCACGTGGCATTAAAACTGTATCATGGGTACTCAGGCAACCACGATGCCCCTACGAAAGTTAGTCCTCTTGGTAAAACGACAACCTACACCTATAAGGTGTTCGTCAAGAAGTACAGAAATTAGAGCCACTGTCTCTCTTTTCGGATGATACAGCAAGGTCTCATTTTACCACATTTGCTTGAGCGGGCGCGGATAGCGTGGGAAGCGCAGCGTGATTTCCGCGCCCGCCGTGCCCGCTCCCGCAATTACTATCGTGGGCGTCCGAAAGAAAAAATCATCCACCCTGAACTCAAGATACTGGTCAACGAAGAAGACTACATCAGAGAACAAGGCCTGAATCCAGTCAGAATGAATGATATTGGGGCTGGATTACGGAACATGCAGGGGCAGTTCAGGCAGAATAAAATCTCACAGAGTGTGTACGCGGTTGACCGTAAGGATAACGATGCAAGTGAGATGATGAGCGTCAGGCTGAGAGTCGTCCACGAAATCAACCGCATAAAGGATGTTGACATAGCGTGCTGGACAGAAGCACTCGTCGGCGGCATGTACGGCTGGTACACGCGTCATGTGAAGATGCACCCAAAAACAAACCGGCCTGATGTCCGTATTGACCCCATTGACCCAAACCGTGTGTTCTTCAATCCTGAGATGAGGGATGTTCGTTGTTTCGATATGAATATGTGGGGTCAAATCCACGACCTGAGTATTGATGAGGCTGTTTCTTTGTTTGCTCAAGATGTCAACGACGAGAAGTACCTGCGTTCAATCTACGCCCACTGGAACCCTATGGCGATCCCCTTGACAGGGTTCCATGCGGCGGACTCAATGGATTTTTACATGAGTTCGGATACCTCCCGCTGCCGCGTCATCGAGCTGTGGCAAAAGGAGTACGCATGGCGGGTGTACGCCTATGATACGGAGAACGACACAATCACGCGACAGGATGTTTCGACGAATGATATTGCTGTGCTGAATGCACAACGGCTTCTTGAATCGCTTGAGCAGGGGAAGATGAACCCTGGGTTTGTTTTCCTTGATAAAGAGTACCTACCAGTATGGCGGTATTATTTTTTGAGTCCCTACGGACACGTTCTTGCCAAGGGGACAACACCCTTTTGGCACGAAGAGCACCCAGCGACAATGGGGTTCGCAACCATGTTCGACGGTGAAATTTGGGGATGGGTTGAGGATCAGATTGATCCCCAACGCATGACGAATCGGTTGAGTACCATGATTGACGCTATGTTCATGCAGGGTGTGAAGGGGACATACATGGTACCGGAGGATGCTGTCCCGGAGGGTATGACGCAATGGGAGTTTGCTCAACAGATGACGAAGGTTGGCGGGGTGATTTTTTACAAGTCCAAGCCTGGCAAGCAAGCTCCTGAGCCGATTCAAACCGCATCAATCCCGGCTGGGATTTTCAATTGGCTCGCAATGTTGAAGCAGCAGACCAAAGAGACGCGTGGGGTTGACGATTCAGGTCTTGGATTTGAGCCGAAGAGCGGGACACCCGCTACGCTTTACCGCGACCGGATCACCCAGGGGAAGGTAACAAATTTGGATTATTTTGAGAGTTTCTACGCCACACGCAAAGAGCGTGATATGAAGGTGGTGCAGGTTGCCGCTCAATACACTAACAATGAACATTACATCCCTACTGAAACAAGGCGCGTTACAGGAGAGAACTTTATCCTTTACGATCCTGAGAGGGTGAGACAACTTGAGTACGACGTAGTGATTTCAGACTCGCCCGACACGCCGGCAGACAGGCTTGCTTACGAGGGAGAGATGCAGCAGTGGCTCGTAAGCGGGCGGCTGACATTCAAACAGTTCCTACTCCTAAGTTCGCACCCGAAGGCGGATTTGATCCTCCGCACAATTGAGCAAACAAATCCGATGTTCGCACAACAACAAATGAACCCAGAGGCGTTGAAGTTGTTACAGGAACAGTTGCAGCAAGCAGCTGCTGGTGGCGATATGGATTCTCAGGCACTATTATTACAGGCGCAGTGATGAAATCTTGCGGCGAATGTAAATTTCATAATCAACCCGACGAAAATGGACTTGGGGAGTGTACATTCCTCTCTGGTGACAACGAGGGGCGGGTTATGTCGGAAGGGGTGGTGAAGACCCCAGTTGAGTTTTTCTGCGCAGGATTTGAAGAGGCTGAAGGAAGAGAATCTCTTCTCCGCCGGGTCGAAAGTGAAATAGAACAATCGCGCCCGATAATGTAAATGATTGAGCCTAAGAAACCAGAAACCAAAGAAAAAAGGAAAGAATTGGCGTTACGGTTTCTGGAAATCCGAAAGAAGAATAAACTCCCCGCCGGTGCCGCGCTCGATCTCCTCGCTGAGGAGTACGACCACACCTTACCTACCCTTGTTAGATACCTTGGGCGAACGCTCGCAAAAAAGGTCTGAATAATTTTTCAGAAAAATTTTCCCGTTGCCCCGGACAAAGGCACTTTATAGCTTTATAGGCAGTGATAAACATACACACGGGGTGAGAAGTGTCCGATCCTACCAAAGAAGAGCTTGCCACAACCACAGTCGGTGAAGACGGCAAGTTGAAACCGATTTCTCTTGACGATCTTGAGCGAGAGATTATTAACGGACAAAATAGTGCTGCATTTTCTTCTGTTGATGCCATTGAGGAGAAGGGTGAGACCGTTCCAGCAAAACAAGATGCTGTGGGATCACCGATGGAGGAGTTAAAGCAGGATGAGGAGGAAGAATCTGAAGTCGTTCTTCCTGAAGAATTAAAATCCATTGGCGACACTCCGAAGGCGATCGTCGAAAAATTTGCCGAACTGCAATCTGATCTCGCTGAAGCTAATGCGTCGAACGATGAGCTTGTTTCCCTTATAGAACCTGAGCCGCTACTCATTGAGACGCTAAAACTTGTAAAGTCTGGAATCCCGTTCCGCCGGGCAGTACTCGATGTGATGAGCGTCCCGGAACGTATTCCGTCCATCGAGGAGGATGGGGAAGAAAAGGTGCGTGAGTACCTCGATAAAGCCATCGAGGCTGAGCACAAATTGAAGGAAAAGAGGCGCGCTGCGGAGCAGCGTCGTAAACAGGAAGCTGAACGCACGGAAAGATTGGTCATGCAGGTCGAGAGCATGGAGAAGGCGTTCCGGTCTGCTCACCCTGAGATTACCGATGCGGACATGGAAGCGAACAAGGATTTCCTCCGCCGAATGTTCTACGGCGACCCGGTGACCGGCGAACTGCCAAAAAATTTTTTCGAGGCTATTCATCACGCTCGTACATACAAAGATGCTATTTCCAAGAAGGAAGAGGAGGCATCAAAGAAGGCTGAGGAGGCTGCCCGTCAGGCGAAAATCGAGGGGGCGAAGAAGGCTCTTCAGGCAAAACTAAAATCTGGCGGCGATGGACTGCCTGCTGTTGGCTCTCAAAGCCCGCTCAAGGTAACGGTCGAAGATGCCCTATCTCCGCTGGAGAAGGAGATCGAAATTGACTCGATAAAACGATTTTGACCACAAACAACAACTTTTCTATAAGGAAGGAAATCAATTATGGCTGAATCAGCGATTGGAACACCGGTAGGAACGTTGTCAGAACAGACGACGCCCGTTGAGCACCAACAGCGCAGCGTTTCCAGCATTCTCTCGAAACTGGAGCCTGATCTGTATCCGCTGGACACTCTCACGAATGCGATGCCGGAAGGCCAAAAGCCAATCAATTCGAAGCATGAGTGGGCAAGTTACTCGATGTACCCGCGACAAGACGTGGTTGATGAGAACTATGCGGGTGGTAGCGGTGACCAAACTCTCCCCGTTGCCAATCCAGGGCGCTTCCGGGTCAACATGCTCATTCTTGCACCGTCTGACCCGACATTCCCAATGTGTCTCGTGAAGGCGGTTAATGCCAACGACTTGACAATCCGCGCACTGGCTGATGGTTCGTCGGGTGGGGCTATCCCGCCTTTAGCAGCAGGAACAAACATTGTCTGGCTTGGTACGTCTGTGTACCAGGGCGGTACGGTCACTGACCCGCAGGCAATCGAACCTGCATACGAGTACAACTACACGCAGATCATGGATACCAGCGTGGCGGTTGACTTGACGAAACTGTGGCAGAAGAACTACACAAGCCAACACGACTACCCACGCACGAAAAACGACATGCGCAAAGAATACCGCTTGTCGCGCGAGTTTCTCAAATGGTTTGGTGTCCGCTCAAAGTCAACCACAACCAATGCTGCTGGCAAACTCCGCACTACGATGAACGGTGTGACGCGTTACATCGGGAAGGAGTTGGAGTATGATAAAGATGCCCCCGTGCCGGTACCGGAATCCCTGATGATTGATTGGCTGGCTGAGGTTTTTGCCGGGAATAATGGAAGTGAATCGCGGTACTTTTTTGCCGACACATTCCTCGTCGCAGCCCTGGAGAAGACCGACCTCGTCAATCCTCGCTTCCGCAAGGAGATGACAAAGTACGGGGTGCGGTTCAATCAGATTCAGACAGATTTCGGTACTCTGTACATCAAGCACACGCGAGCATTCAATATCTTCGGTCGCGACCACTACGGCGTGATCCTCGACATGAATCTCATTCGCAAACACACAGCGATGGAGATGTTTGTGCAGCCGAGAAATTTCAGGGAGCAAGGCATTCTCCAAGAAGGCGAGTATTATGCTGAAGAGTCAACCCTCAGCATTGCCTTCGGGAACGAGTGCCATGCTGAGGTTATCGGCGTGTGACCGCGCGGGGGTAGGGGCTGGTGGTCTAACCCCATCCAGCCCCAGATTCTCCCTGCTTTCTTGCCCCAACACACAAAAAAGGACTGTCAATGCAAACAAAGCAATCGGGCCCAGTTGTAACCTTCGTGAGTAAGAAGGAAATACTGGTGATCCCATACAAACCGACACAAATCGGAGCGGCATCCATTGGGTTGCGTATCCACTATGCGAAGATTCGGTTTGCCAACTACACATTCGCAACGAACAACAAGGAGCAAATTGACTTTCTCCGTAACCATGTCGGTTATGGGACGAAGTTTACGGAAATCAAGGCGAGCGAAAAGGCTCCCCCTGTTACCGCTCAGAAAGCAACACTGGAACCGCGTGGGAGTGGAGGGCTGACCGAGGTTATCGAGGTAACGTCAAAAAACTCCGCAATCGCTAAATTGCTCGAACTCGGAGCGTCTTCTGATGAGACGCGGAAGCTCATGAACAACGCTCAAGTAAAGGAGTTCGCTGAGGTTCGCTTCAAGATTGTCTTCCCGAATCTCAAGGTTCACCCCATAGCGGCGGCGGCGTAGCAAGATGGCTTGGACTCGCATACAACTGCTGGATTGGGTGCGGGCGAGAATTGACGAGGTCAGTGACATTACTGAGACGCAGACTGTATCATCTAATCTTATTGCACAAGAAGTTGATGAGGCAGCGCTGCAAGTGTACCATCTCGCTCGACGCCCGCTTATTTATCCCGCTGGGCGGGTGCACACCGAGAATGCGTATGTTACGACGCGGTCGCTGATCATTCCAATCCAGAACGAATTTGTCCGTTTCCTTCGAGTGAAAGCATACGGATGGGAGGTGTACGCTGAAGAACTCATCCAGTCCGACACGAATACGTACAACCATCAGCGCAGCATCTACGGGCGAGCCGATGAGCGGCAACCCAAAGCGGCGTTGATTCCATTTCGCTTTACAAAGACTGTCGGTAGTGTAACCACGCAATTTACTCAAGCCATAGAGCTATTCCCTCGGCCGGAATCGTTGACGCCGTTCGAGCGCGACGATAGTGTGTCTGGGAGTAACGCAAACGGAAGCGCGTATGGCCTTGATGCTTACAAGAATACGGGAGTGACGGCTGGTAAGGTTGCCATCGTGCCAGAACTGTTGGTTGTTATGCGCGACCGACTACCGGCAGCCAATGATGCCACCGTCCCGTTTCCAGACTCTCTTATTGACGCTATTGTGTGGCAGGTCGCTGGGCGGGCGCTGATTATTTTGCGCGATGCTGGGGCTGCTACGGCAGCATTCCAAAATGCCGTAGCAGTTATGAACGGGCTCCGTTACGGGTTCCGAGGTGAAGAGGGTACGGTAAAATTAGGAAAGGCAAATGGCTGAACGACAGCTAAATGATCTCGAAAAGTTTGTACTCGACGAGGTTGGTACGCGAACAATGCAGGCAGCAAAGCAAACCGGGAACGATAGACTGTTCGCGGATGCAGATGGAAGCGACCAGAATACTCTTCTCAGTTACATTGATTCTGGTATGAACAAGTTGTTGACGTATGCGGGGATCGTGAGGGCTGACCCGGCCCATGGCCGAGAAGTTCTTGAGGCTGGGGAGACGACGGTAGATACAGACGAGTTACTTGCGAATAGCGAACAGGGCGGCAAGAAGTTGCTACCGCAAGAGCTGTGGGTGGCGCTTGCCTACTATGTGATAGCCGAATGGTATTCAGCGGTTGATCCGAACCTTTCAACATTTTGGATGAACAAATACAAGACAGAAGCGGCGGAGCATAGATTCACCCCTGGGACAAAACCTTGGGCTGATAGAAAACCAACGTTGGGGCAATGGGTATGACATCGCGAAGATTACTCGAAAGCCGGAGATACTTTCTCACGAGAGAGAGTTTGCCCGACGAAATCCAATCGCTGTTGGACAATGGGGACGTCACGGTTCCTGATTCACAAACTGTGATCGTGAATGATCCGAGACGCAAGATTGGCTACGTAGAACTTGGGGTAATTCCACAGGTTGCAGCGAGCCTACTGAGGGGTTGCACGGTTGAATACGTTGGCGTACTTGGCGATAACAGCGTGTACAAAATCACGTGGAGTATTGAATATGCGAACGTGAATTATTCGTTTGAGGCTACGGCTCAATCTGCCGAGGGGTCTTGGACTGCTCTCACGTGGGGGATCAAAAGCGACAATACAAAGACGACTAAAGATATTCTTCTCTATGTGCCTTCGGGAACGAAGTACTTCCGGTGGGCAGCAGAAGGCGATAACGTTCCATAAAAAGGGAGCAACATGAAATCGGTTACAAGAAACGGAAGGACGGTGATCGCAAGCACGGGGGTTGCGGTGCCTTTGACCAACGAAGCGATTATTGGTGAGACGATTATTCAGGCGCTACCGACGAATGTTGGGAACATAGCTGTAGGGATGCTGGATGGATTTATTGAACGGGTCGAGGCTGACGGTGTATTAGCAAAAATCTCTACAGCCGATGATCACGGTCTTGCTGATGGGCAGTCGGTGACAATCATCGGCGTGCGGGGCACGGTTAGCGTAAACGGTTTGCGTACAGTAAGCCTTGTGCCAGACAAGCCGCGCCAATTCACAGTTCCAGTTGACCTAACCGGTTCAAGCCCATTCATTTATGGCGGTGGGTACTACACCGCGATCTCTATTGTTGCCGGGAGTGAGCGCGGCGACCAGTTAACCGCGTTTGGAACGACGCGGATGAAAACCTCTCCGAATGCGGTGTTTATCACGGGGACAGCAGGAGACGGCGTGCTCTGGAGGACAGAATGAAAACACTATGGTTGTTGATCCTTACTGCGAGCAGCTTTGCGCAGCCAAACACAACACAGCCAGCGCAATGGTTTTGGAAACTCAGCAACGGAGTACTTGTGCCAGCGTCACCAGCATGGCGCTCAGGGGGGCAGGTACAACTCGTAGGCGTAGCGTTTGATAGCGCCGGGCTTGCAGCTTTTCCGCTCAACGAGAAGAGAATCATTGGGCGAACCGGACCGCGAGGTTTTGTCATTGACAGTCTTTTCATTGTCGGTCGTGCAACGGCAAACAGTGATACCGTGAAGTTTGATTTTCGGTATTCAGCGGACATTTCTCAGGCTGGGACGGCAATTATTGCTGCGCCAGACACAATAGCGGGGGTGGTACCGAACACGACGACTGGAAGTCGGCGAGGAACGTTTACCGTCGCAACGATCCCGCCCAATGTATGGGTCTTTGTTGCCATCACGAAGCGTACTGGGGCGTGGAAAGAGATCAGTACAATGATTGAGGGGCATACGCCATGAAAAAGATCGTTTTTATCATCGTAGTCCTGCTTTTGAGCATCGAAGGATTTGCTCAGAGGGCACCATTAACGCGCAATCGTACCCTTGTGCCATCGTTGGTGAGCGATACTGTTCATGCAACAAAGGCAAAGATAGTCACCGCTGAGGTGGACACCGTCAAGCCTGTGGGTATAAAGTGGCAAAACGGCTACTACCAAACATCCCCAACGGAAGTAGACATTGTCGCAAAACTATCTGGTACGAACTTCGTTAGAGCGGCGGACACGACAGCACTAAAGGCAATTTCGTCTGATAGTGTTCAGATGGTGTATCTCAATGGTTATACCTCATCCTCTCTTGTAGGCGGCGGGTTTTTCATCAAGAAGCGGAAAAGTGACTATCCACTTAATTCTATTACGACATTTGAGGCGAATCAGGTAAGCGGAGATTCGGTTTGGGTGAGAGAAGAATATCTTCAAAGAAATATTGTCTATGCGCGATGGGGTGGTACGATTAAAGATAGTGACGTGTTGGCCTCTGCGGTTGCAAATCAAACCGCAATAAATAATGCAAGTCTGGTAGCATCTCTCTCTGGAGGTACTGTTTGGATTGACGAGAATTTGTATGTTGGCGGACTGCGTGTTGTTGACAGCCTGGGGTTGTTGGCTATTCGCTCTAACTGTACTTACGATGGCGGTGGCGTAATAAATATAGTGTCGAATCTAAGAAATCAATCATATCATCCAAATGGTTGGCGTCTTTTTTACGGCGACTCGGTGGTAAATGTTACCATGAAAAACCTTACGATAAATGGTAACGCTCAAAATAATCTTGCGTGGGCAACAAGCTCAACCATGACCCAAATACAGATCAACGAGGGAGAGGACATTTCATTTTCCAACATCACGCAGTTAGATAATCCTGGGCGTAACGGTATTGTGGTGGGTACCGGTTCTGGTGTAGCAAAGAATGTGAGAATTGAAAATTGTGTGTTCCGCAATTTTGGATATGCTATACCAAACAATAATCAAAGTGATATGTCGGTGCTGTATCTCGTTGGTACAAATATGCTGGTGAACAATAATTTGTTCACAAATGATAATGCTTTTAGTGTAGCGACAAATGGGTACGGCGTCTGTGCTATTGAATTTCACGGAAACAATTCCGTGATTTCTCACAATTCAATAACAAATGTTGAGTGTGGTATAATTATTACATCGGCAGAAACAGATATTGGAGATGTAGTTGCGAGCAACAACTCTATTGAGAGTATAAAGTTGGGAATCTTTATTGACGCTTTTTCGGGGAAAACCACAGACAATGTTACGGTTTCAAATAATCTGATCCACCTTGTAACCAAAACAACAAATTCCAGTTATGGATTTGGAATTCAACTTACAAACACAAGTGGCACAATTCGGAACGTCTCTCTTTCTACAAATAAAATTCTGATTGATACAAGCGCGACCGGTGCTTTAACCGAAGGTATAAACATATCTTCTGGGCAAAATGTTGATGTTGCTAATAATATCATTACCGGGAAATTTCGGTATGGAATTGCTATGTCTGTTCAAGCGGCAACTGGATTGCTTAGTAATTTACGTATCGTGGGCAACAGAATAGAAGGGCTTGCGGCGAGCGGTATTACGTTATATTCGGAAACAAATTTATCGGGGCTATCAATCGAACAAAACTTCATCAAAATACCCGCCAAAGCTGATGAAACAAGCCTGTCCGACAACGGGATAAATCTTGGTTCCTCCGGGGGAAGAATTACTGACTTAAGAATAGCAGGAAACATTGTAGACGCCGGCGCAATCCCAGCCTCAAAGTATGTTGTAGCCCCAATTGATTCTTTTTTTAATCGGAGCATTCAGCCGAATCTTTACTGGATGTATCAAGCCGATTCGATTACGGGTGGCACTTGGGATACAAAAGATGATTTGATACAAATATCCGATCCAGATACTAATGCTTATTTCAAAGTTGTGTCGGTTTCAGGCGCCAGGGCATCTCAATCGTGGGCGGGAACATCTGTTTATTCCGTTGGAATGTGGGTAAAAACCTCGGCAACAAAATATCTTGAATGTATCGTGGGCGGTACTTCGGGCAGTGTTGAGCCTAATCCGTCAACACTTGGAGCAAGAGTCGTGGATGGTACGGTGGTATGGCGTTATCGCTCTGCGACTACTGCAGTGTTTACAAATATAGGGAACTAATGCAATGAGAAAATTTTTTTTTCTGGCTTTTGTTTTGGCCGTATTTGTCAAAACGGGTTTTGCGCAATTGGGTGGCGGGGGGTTTAATTCGTCTGGCGGTGGGTCTTCTGTTTCTGTTGATAGTTCAAACTTTGCAACCGTGAACTCATTGCGACCCGCAGATTCGGCAATGGGCTTAAAATCTGTTTCTGGTGTGAGCGGAAGAATAGTGTTTTACAACGGCGGGCGGTTAAGCACACACCCATCTTTCTATTTAAGTGGTGACCTTGCGTCGCCGTATTCTTTTCTTATCTCAAATACTCAACGCTTAGGTCTCGGTGGGAGTCCCAACTATTTACATAATGATGCCTCTGGTGTTTTCAGATTGACGGACGGCACAGAGGGGTCATTCTCGATGCTTAAATTTGGTGCGTTCAACTCGGCGAGCTTCCCCGCCATTAAGGTAAACGGGAACAGGTTACAGATACGACTTGGAAATGATGCGGGTTTTGCTGGCTTAGAGGTTGATTCACTTGTAGTGAACGACCGACCCGGGGGTCTTGGAACGGCGGCGGCGTTCGATGCGAATGGCGTTCTTGGTGAATTTGTTTCGCGGAGAGAGTTAAAGGATAGCATTACGCATATTCAACAGGCATTTGCGACTCTTTCACGGCTGCAGCCTGTAAAGTTCAAATGGAAAAAG